GGTCCGGGCAGTAGCCGCCAGGCCGCGCTGGCGCGTGTTGGATGGTTTTTCGTAGTTGTCGAAACCGGGCGCATACGCTGACCGCGTGCGGGGTCCGGTGTAAGAATTCCGAAGTCACTCTTGGTTGTATGCGGTCCTCGTGTTACGGGTACGTGAGCGTGTTTGCCCATTTCGCGCTCACTGTCCCTGACGCCGAGGATGGCACCGGTCCCCGCCAACCGGCACCGTCCGGCCGATAGTCCAGCCGGACGGTGCCGCCCCGACACACCCTCATCACATGCTCTCTGCTGGCCCCTTTTGTTGCGAGGTGCGGTCCGGCTGGTGGTGAGGGTGCGCGAGGCCGGAGCCGCCGGATTACAGGTGTCCAATCGCGGGCTCGCCCTGCGCAGGCAAGTCGGTTCTAGCCTGGCGCGGCCATCAAGCCCAGCGTCCCCTGCTGGCGGGCTCCGGCCTCGCCCCATCCCTATTCCTATCTGTCTGGAGTCCGTCAGTGGTACGCAAAACCACCAGCCGGGCCGCCATCATCCGTGTCCACCGTCAAGGCCAGGCACTCAAACTGCGGCTCGCCGGCGCCACCTATGCGGTGATCGCCGAAAAGCTCGACATCGGCCGCACCCAGGCCTATCGCGATGTCACCGAGGCCCTCGCCGAGATCAAACGTGAACCCGCACAAGCGGTCCTGGACATGGAGTTGCATCGTCTGGATCAGATGCTGCTCGGTTTGTGGCGCCCGGCGGTCAGCGGCAACACCAAGGCCGTCGGGATGGCGCTACAGATCATGGCCCGTCGTGCCCGATACCTCCGCCTGGACGAAGGCTCGCCGCCGGACACCTCGCTCGAGGCCCGTACAGCACTCGATGAGCTGCACAAGGCGATCCTGGCAGCCGCCGACGCCATCAACCCGGACCTGAACTATGGGCGCACCGAAGACCCGGACGTCGACCCAGACGCCGCGGACTGCCTGTGACTACCTCGGTCACGGGGATGTCGCACCAGCAGATCCTCGCGTGTGCTCGCGCGGTCGGGCGAGTGAACATTTTCGAGGGCGCGGTGCGGTCCGGAAAGTCATTCGCCTGGACCTGGCTGATGTTGACCAGAATCAAGCACGCCGGACCTATCGGCTCTATCGTGCTGGTCGGCAGGAGCCGGGGTGCGGTGTGGCGCAACGTGTTCGAGCCGTTGATGCAGAATCCGGCGTTCGCGATATTCCGGCCGTATGTGCGGTACAAGCAGAACGGGCCGACGGCGACGATCTTCGGGCATCCGGTGCACGTGTTCGGTGCCGACGACGCCGCCTCGGAGGCGGCGTTGCGTGGTATCACCGTGCAGCTCGCGTTCCTGGACGAGTTGACGGTGTTGCATGTCGACTTTTTCAAACAGTTGCTGGCGCGCATGTCGGTCACCGGCGCGCAACTGTTTGCCACCACGAACCCTGACGGCCCCAGCCACTGGTTGAAAACCGACTATCTGGACAAACTGCATAAACTGCCGGACTGGCGGCGGTTCCATTTCCAGCTCGATGACAACCCGTCGCTGGATGAGTCCTATAAACGCAGCCTGCGCCTGGAATATCAGGGCCTGTGGTACCGGCGTTTCATCCTGGGACTATGGGTGGCCGCCGAGGGCGCGGTGTTCGATATGTGGGACGACGACGAACACGTTGTGCCATGGTCGGATCTGCCACGCATGACCGATCTGTGCGGTGTCGGCGTGGACTACGGCACCACCAACGCCAGCGCCGCACTCATGCTGGGTATCGGCGTGGACCAGCGCCTGTATCTGGTGGATGAATGGCGCTACCAACCGCGTGATGACGCGGCCCGCTGGACCGATTCCCGGCTCTCGGACTCGATGCGGACATGGCTGGATCGCCAGCACCTGCCGTATGACAACGCACACCCGCACGGCCCCGTCGTGGTCGACCCCGCCGCCGCCAGCTTCCGGGTGCAGCTGCGTGAGGACGGCCTCTACAACTACGCCGCCGAGAACGATGTCCTGTACGGGATCCGCACCACCGCGAACCTGCTCGGTGCCGGAAAGCTCCGGGTCTCCTCCCGCTGCAAAGGATTTATCCAGGAAGTCACCGGCTACAGCTGGGATCCGAAAGCGACCGCGAAAGGTATCGACAGCCCGGTCAAGGTCGCCGATCACTCTCTCGATGCCGCCCGCTACGCCATCGTCACCACTGAGCGACGGTGGCGGCGCGCCATCAACTTCACCGCCTGACAACCCCTCGAACAGGAGCGCCGCGATGGATCCGAACCTGGTATCGGTATTGACCATGATCGGGGTGTGGGCGGTCGTGGTGCTGCTGCTCATCGCCCTTGTCGGCCGTCGCCTGTAGATTGTTTTCTCAGGGATGGGGTCTGATGTGGCAATCCGTGTCCAGCCCGGAACCTAAGGCCACCCGGCGACGGGTGGCCTTAGCTGTTTTCGGAGACGGTCTGCTCGACACGGAGGAATCCTGATAAACCAGGCGCGCGACTTCACCGCCAATGTCCTCGATCTGCTTGCGGACCGCATCGCTTGCACGGCCTGCAAAATGCGGCCGCCGCCGGGCCCGCCGCCGCCAGAAACCAAGGCCTCTGATGGCCTGAAATACGCTACCGGCGGAGAGGCCGCACCGTCGACAGAGGAGTCCTGATGCACCTGGATTGGCTGTGGTCACTGCTGCTGCACTATCCGGTCGGCTACATGCCGGGCGTATATGAGACACCCATGATGGTGTGGCGCTGGTGACCGGTCGCCGGATCGCCGACGCCGCCGCCCGCCCCGGCGATACCCTCGCCGATCGGGTGAGCGCGGAGACGTGGAATGTGTTGCAAGCCAAGGTAGCTGGGCAGCAACCGTCCACCCCGGCCGCCGGATCACCGCAGCCGGACTTCCCCTTGGTCAAGGTCACTTGGGTCGACGCCCACAACAACCAGGGCGCATGGATGACCGAGAGCGAACTCGGCGAGTTCGCGAAGGACGAGGCATACCGTGTCACCCAGGTGGGATACAAGGTGTATGACGATGAGCTGTGTATCGTGCTCGCCGCGCGGTTGAGCACACCCAGCCCGGACTATGGGCAGTCCTTCGGGATGTGCGAGCGCATCCCGAAGCGGCTCATCGACTCCGAAGCCGTATTGGAACGGGAAGCTTCCGGATGACGGGTCTGGAATGGGTGTCGTTCACGCTGGGGGCGATCATCATGGCCACCGGGATCAACGAGACCACCAAACAGGCACTCGGAGACGACATGGCACACCTGAGCATCTGGAGATGGATGGCGGTGTATCTGCTGGCCGTCTCGCCGTTCGTCGCCGTCGGCGCACCGCTGGTGTGGCTGGGCAGTCTGGCGGTGTCGCGGTGAACGCCGGGCATCCGCCCGGACCGGTATCCAGTCCCACCACGCTGGTGCGGCTCTGGAACCGAGACTGGGAGATGTGCCACCTGCTGATCGCTGAAGATGTGAGCGTGACCGAACGCGGGCGCGAGTTCACCTATCCGGTCGAACATGTGGTGTCCCAGTGGATCTTTCGACAGAACCGCCACACTCAGCCCGCCTACATGACCGTGGACGAGCACGGTCAACGGTGGAGCGGACGGCTCGAATCATGGGTGGTGCGGCAAGCCGGAGATTGCCCGCATTGCCCGCATTGCCAGCAGACGGTGATGGGCACCGAATGGGTGCCGGTCTCCGACCTCTAGCCCCCAGTGCGGCGCTGGGTTATCAACCGCCGCAACACAATTGGATAGCGCTGACCGGGGAGGCGCGCCCTCGGTCAGGCATAAACGTGTACGGGAAGGTTCGCAGATGGAGCTGACCCCTGATCAGCTGGCAGCCGATGGCGCGCTGGAAAGCGCCATAGATCGCCAGCATCGTGTGTACGACGGCGGCGACGGCACCCCAGGGGTTGTCACCAAATATGTGTGCATCGCGCAACGCCAGTGGGTTGACCGCGACGGCCACTTCGCCAGCCATATCTACACCACCTCCGCCGATGACATGTCCCTCGCGGACGCGCTCGGGCTGTGCGAGTTCGCCTCCACCCATTTCCGTTCGATGATCGTGCATGATCAATGAAGCCGCTGATCGCGGGCGGTGAGGCCGCTGCGGAATGGATCGCTGAATCTCGGCGGATCGTTGTCCTGACCGGAGCGGGGATCTCCACCGACAGCGGTATCCCCGACTATCGC